ATTATAGTCAAATCTTTCTTTTTTGAATGTGAAGAGTTCTTTTCCTTCGTATTGTTTGTATATTTTGTAGATGGTGTAGAATTCTTCTTCTTTGATGGCGTGATCTCCTATTATGGTGCCAAATTTTACTCCAATCCTGGCTCTTCCGTAGAGTTTTTGGTTGAGATCTACAAAGATCCATGGACATATAGGGCTATAGCCACTAGGGTTATGCTGGCTGAATCCTTCTTTTTCTAAGAAGTCTACTAATTTTGCGTCTCCATTTTTTAGGTCGTCATCTGCTACTAAGAAACTTATTTTTACTGTTCTATTTTCCATAAATTCCTCCTTTTTTGAGAAGAAAAAAACACCCATCGACGATGGATGCGCACTGCCCCATCATTCAAGCTTTAGCACCTTAGTCATGACCAGGTTGCTGAAGGATCGTCGAGCTTGTCTCTAACCTTCTCTTTATGGTAATTACATTATATTGCAGGGAGAGTTTTATGCAAGTTGGATTATATTTTCGTGATGAATTAACAAAAACATCTGGTAATTTATCTATTAATAGATGTTTTATTTGTGTAATCCATGCGATTTTTTTCTGTTTTCTAAAGTCAATAAGATTCTCCATATTTCTAAAAGGCGGCTTGGTACAGGCCTTTGCCTCCGGTGAATTTGTTGTCTATTAATTTTCCGAGGATTATGACTGTTGCCAAGATTAACTTGTTTTAATGGTTAGCTAATTGGGCTTCCCGCACCCCCATCATTGCCCTACCCCAATAAAATATGTTATAATATTTTTAACAAGAAGATATTCGTTGAGGATTTTCTGGTTTTTTGATGGGATGATTATTGTTTTTTAAGGAGTTTTTATGAAGAAGTTTTTGTGGATTTTGGCTTTGGCTTTGTGCCTTTCTGCTTGTGGCAATGAGGTTGATAAGGCTAATGATGGGGCTAAGGGTGTTAGTCAAGTGAATGAGGATAAGGCTAAGGATGATGAGAAAGTTTCTGATGATAAAAAGGCAAAAGAGGCTGAGGATAGTTCAGTTCAAGCTTCTTTAAAGGAGGATGATTTTTTCTTTTCTAATCATGACCTTGTTACTGTCAAGGATGGAGAGATTGTTAATGTCATTAAGTATGTGAAGAAACTTGGCGATGATACTTATACCTATCCTGTTCCTTTGTCTGATGATGTTTTTCTCTTTGGTATTAATGGTGATAATTCTAGCACTCTTATGAAGATTAATGGCAAGGATTTTGAGGAAATTTACAAGATTGAGGGCCAAGAATTTTTGCCATCTGCTATGGTTGGCGATAAGGTCTATGGGCATTTTATGGGCGATACTGACCTTAATAAATTTGGTTATCTTTATGCCTATGGTGAGATAGACCTTAAAACTGGCAAGACCAATATTTTCGAGGCTCTTAAGATAAAGAAAGAAAATGAATTTTTGCAGTCTATTGGTTTTACTGACAAGGAAATTCTTTATAATAAACTTGATTTGCCTGGTGACTTTTTGGTAACAATGTATAGGCTTGATTTGACTAAGGGCTACGACCAAGAGCCTGAAAAAGTCAAGGATGTAGAGGGCTTTACATGGCTATCATCAGTTAAATATGACAAGGATGGCAAGGAAATTTACGATATTCTTGATTTAGACTTTGATGATGAGGGCAAATGTTATATTAACGGCATTAACTGCCCAACAGAAGAAGGTACTGAGTTTGTTTCAGCTGGGCCAAACGGAGTGTATAAATAACTACAAATAAAAAGAGATCAAAAAAATGATCCCTTTATTTAAATTCAATTTTTACTATTTCGCTTCCTTTTACATAAATTTTAGAGATTACACTTTGCCACAGGGCGCGTTTTTGCAGGTTGTCTAGGTTATTATACATTTCTTCGAAGTCGCTTTGCAGGAGTTTATCCAAGGCGGAAAAATCCTTTTTTTGAAATCTTTTATGCGTCTTTATTTCTTCTTCTACTTGATCTAATTGTTTTTGTAAGACTTCGTATTCTTTTTTGTAGTCTTCTAGTTCGATTACTTCTTCTAGGTAGAGTTTACGCAGCCTATTTATTTTGTTTTTTATATTGTTTTTTGCTGCGACCGGGCGACTTATTGGTTCACTTTTTTCTATTTTGTAAACTACTTTGTATTTCCTTATTTCATCTTCGATATTTTCAAGTAGGTAATTTTCGATTTTCTTTTCTTGGATCCTTAGATTATTTTCACAAACTTTTACGGTTGAGCGTCCGCACTTGTAGTACCTGTATTTTTGATTGGTTCTTCTATTGGTGGTATAGCCAGCCGACCCCATATTGTAGCCGCAGCAGGCGCAGGCCAGAAGACCGACAAAGATATAGTTATAAGTTTTTCCTCCGAATCTTCCGCTTCTAGCTTTGTTTATGGCCAGGATTTCTTCGTAGTCTTCTTCGCTTAGATAGGGTGGGAAATAATTTTCGTTGTCTTTATACTTACCCTTATAGAAGTCTAAATTCTTTCTTAAAAAGCGACTATAAGTTGTATAAGATATTTTTTTATTATGTTTCTGATTCATGGTTTTTGCGACAGCGTTTATACTTCTTAAAACTTTGTAACTTTCAAAACATTCATTTATGAAGCCTTCGACTTCTTCGTCTTTTACTAGGATTTTATTTTTTATCTTGTATCCAAAAGGTGGCTTGCCCCAGATGGCTTCTCCATCTTTTATTTTTTTATCAAAGACAAATTTTATACGTTCGCTTGTCCTATCGCTTTCATCTTGGGCGACAGCTAGCCTTATATTTACATAAAGCCTACCATTTGCGGTGGTTGTATCGTAATTTTCGGTGGTAGCCGTCCAACCTACGCCATTTCTTTCTAATATTTCTTGAACTTTGTAGTAGTCGCCCACGTTACGGAACCACCTATCAAGCTTGATAAATAAAATTATATCTATCTTGTCGGCTTCTACGTCGTCAAGTAGGCGCATGAATTCTTTTCTGTTAGTGTATTTCTTTCTTGCGGTTATCCCTTCGTCGGCGTATATGTCGACTACTGTATAGCCTTTAAATTTTGCGTAGCGGATTAGGTTTTCTTTTTGTGCGTCTACGCTATAGCCTTCGCGGACTTGCTCTTCCGTCGATACTCTTATATAGAGTGCGGCCCTTACCATTTCCATTTAAGACCCCCTTAATTGGAAAGGCCAGCCCGCTTATGGTATAATATAAGCGGAAAGACCTTATAAATTTCTTACTTTGCGGTAGAAAAAACTTTCCTTGCCATACGGTGCGCCAACACCTTATGGCTTTTTTATTTAGAAATCTACAGTATATTCGCTATAATCTGTAGGGTAAAGTTTGTGATACAAATACTTTATAGAGCCGAAAATATTTTCAGCCTTAATATTTCTTCTAATAGAAAAAGGTAACTTTTCCATTAAATTATTAGTATTATTAGAATCAAGACCATTTATTATTGCGGAAATTAAAGAGGATTTACTGAAACTACGCTTATACTGTACATCAAATTCATCACAAATTAAAAATAAATCTTTTTTCTGTAAAAACTTTAATGTAATAGGTAAATCTTTAGAAATTTCAACTAATTCTGATTTTACAAGTTCATTTAAAATATCTTCTTTAATTTTAGAAGATGAAGACCAATCAAAAGAAATACTATAAATATAAGCTGTTGCTGCTTCTTGACTAAGTTTTCTTAATAAATCTTTACCATAATCTTTTTCAAATTCACTATTTAGATTTTCTTGCAATTCTTTTTTACTAGTAGGATTTTCTAATTCCATTCTTAACCTATAAATATGTTTACAAGGTAAATTTCTAACAGTAAAATCACGACAAGTACAATCATTCAATGTAGTATGATATGGATTCTTTCCGGAGCCTTTAAAAGTGCCACACTTATTTTCGAAATCAATTTCAATAGGCTTACACTTCAAAGCGCTTTTTTGTCTTTTTACTTGATCCGGTGCTGCGTCTATATCATCAGAAGACCTTATTTCTTCTACAGCTTTTTTATCAAAGCTTGGGCGGTTAATAATTTCTATATAACCAAGTTCAACAGCTAACCTATAAATATGTTTACAAGGCAACTTTCTTTCTTGAAAATCAAAACAAGTACAAGAAGAAAGCGAAGTATCATAATATGGAAGTACGCTTGTACTTGAAAACCTACCCACTTTCTTAGCTTTATCTATAGTAAAAGTAAAAGGATAGTGGATTGAACGGCCTTGTCTTTCTATTTGAGCTTCTTGTTCGTGAATATTAATATCCCAGTCGGGCCAATCTTTTAAAAATTTACACCTACCTTTAATCAATTTAATTACCACCTTTCTTTAGAAGCTATTATTTAGCTTCTTTTTTATTTAGAATTAATATTTGCCATACCAAGGCTTTATCCCACGTCTGATTCTTTCGCAGAAGAGGCTTTTAATTCCTGTTCTTTTTCTTTGTCGTACTGTTCTTCCGCCATCTTCAAGTATTGTTCTTTTTCGGATAGTTCTTCTTGTTCCACTTCTTCGATATTTTCATTACCTATATATGAAAAAGAATCATTAAACACCATAGCGGCTTTTCCGTACAAATCTTTTTTTATGTTGTCCGGTGCAGATGAATTTAAAATAACATCATTTATACCATTAATAGCCTGTTCTTTACTAGAAGCCATAATACTATCGGCTATTTGCTTCATAACATAGTTGAAAATTTCTCTTTTCTTAGGATCTAATTCAATGTAAGTTTTTAAGATTGTTTGGCTTAATTTATCTAATGGATAATCAGATATTATTTTTTCTATCAAAGAATCAGTATCTTCTACGAACATATCGCCTGTTCCATTTCTAAGCCATTGTTCATTGACGTTATAAACATTACATATAGCTAAAATCATTTGTTCAGTTAGATTTCTATATCCATTTTCAATATTTGATATAGCGGAACGTGTAACGCCAAGATTTTTCCCGAACTCTTCCATAGTCAAACCAAGTTCTTGTCTTAATTTTTTTATATTTTCGTTCATAGGAATCCCCCTTTCAAAAACTATTATACAGCATATTTAAAATAAAATCAATAAAAAAGTACACAGAGACAACAAAAGGCCTTGACAGAATACACAAAGAATTATATAATAGACACAGAGATAACAAAAAGGGGGCAAAGAAAATGATTACTTCAATAACAATTGCAAGCACAAGAGATAAGGAAAAAGAAGTTGAAAGCTTTTTTTATAAGCTATTTAAAGAAAAAGACAAGGACAAGAAGAAATTCACCTATATAAAATTAATTCAAAGAAGAGGAGATACCGCCCACATACATTATGTAGTCAATGACGACTTAGGGCTAGATGAAGAAGAAATGAAGAAAAATAGCTTTATCAACTTTATTGTAATCAATAAAGAAGACAAAGCTATTCCGGATTATTGTTTATTTAAGTATTTGTTTTGATAATCACGGACTAAATAAACAACTCTATCAAGGGCGTATAGATATTCTCCGCCAAGGTCATTATGATAAAATACAAATCTTTTATCATGGAGTTCTTGAAAGGCTTTTCTCATATCTTCAAGCGATAAATCGATATTAGAGAAGTCTTCAAATTCCACGCTATCGTTTAGTAAATAGTTATCGCAAACTTGTTCAAGGACAAGATAAGCATTGTCGGAAATATTATCCGGACGATTAAATTTCATAAAACACCTCCTAAAAAGATTATACCAATATAGGAGATTAAAAAGAAAGGGGCAAAGAAAATGCAAGTATTAGAAAAAACAAAGACACCACGCGGAATTGATATTCAAATCGAGGATTGGGAAGAAAATTTCCCAGAAGTTTATGGATATGGCGACACCTTAGCCGCTTTCCCTAAAACAATCACTAACCCGGACAACCAAGTAAGGCTAGAAATACAATTTAAAAGCTACGAAGAAGCAAAAGAAGCTTTGAAAGCCTTAGAAGCAGGCGAAAAAGAATTAAGAGATTATAGGGAAAACTTCAATAGTTATTCAAACCAGGGCGGCAACGTCTTTATGAATTTTAAAGAATAGGGGGGCAAAAAATGAAAAGGATAGAAGCCAACATGAACAATAACGAAGAGAAAAAGAAAGGAAAAGAGATTATGGAAGTTAAAATCCAAAAAAATAACAAAGTAGAAGAGATTGACAAGGACGAATTAAAGACAGTAGCAGAAACACTTTCAGAAGTTGAAAAGCTTCCGACAGAAAAAAGAATAGCAATGCAATATTACATTAAGGGGACCTTAGCAGGCTTGCAGATGATGGGAGATAATACCAGCCTTGCAAGCAAAGAAGCGCAGGCCCTATAAAAGAATTAAGGCGGCAGAAAAGCCGCCCGAAGATAAAATGCGACCTGTAACAATTATATATATTCCTTATAGAGATTTTAAAGAAAAAGTAAGGCTAGTTAAAGAATGGAAAAAGAAAGGCTACTACGTCGAGGACTTGGGCGACGGTATCTACTGTATGAAAACAAAAGGATATAAAAAAAGGGGCGAAAAATGAGTGAAGAAGAAAGAAGGCTTTTAGAGATTATAAAAAGCTTTGACAAGGCAGTAGACGCTTTGATAGAAAAGGCAAGGGAAATTGTCGATAAATTCTTAGAAGCTTTCAGAAAAAATAAGAAGGTAAGAAATGCTAATAAATGTACCACTTTTAAAAATTGCCGACGAGTACGAAGAAGAAGGCTTCCAAATCATAGGAGATTTTCACGACCTTTTTATTCTAGGCGAAGATGGAGGCCTACATTACCTAAATATCCAAGGAATGGTAGGCACTAGATACAAGGAACTAAAATTCAAAACCCAATATAGCGATATTTGGGGCGAAGAATTATTCGAAAAAGCAAACTTTTTGGGGCTTATGGATCTTGACGCAAAAAGATTTAGGGCGGACAAGGACCCAAGGTACTTAGAGATAAGAAAAGCCATAGAAAATTACTTTAAAGAGATTGAAGAAGCAGCAAAGAAAGAAGAAGCAGAAATGCTAGAAGAACTTATAGGAGAGATTGAGGAAAGAAAGGGCAAAGAAAATGGATAAATACAGGGCTTGGGACAAACTCAATGACAAAATGAAAGGCGTTTGCTGCGTAGATTGGTATATCAAGCAAACAGTTTGCACCGAAGATGGCGAACCAGTTTATTATATGGACTTTGAAGACATTAAACTAATGAGGTTTACCGGAATTACAGATAAGAACGGAAAAGAGATTTACGAAGGCGATATTTTACATTGGAAAGATAAAAGCAAGGCAGGAGATGGCAGCCTAGAAGAAAACGTAATAGTTTATTGGAGCAATGAGTTCTTAGCTTGGACGGTACAAGGCGACGATTGGAGCGTAGACGAGCCGCCACACTATCTTTTTGAATATAAGGACCCAGGAGAAATAGAAGTAATAGGCAACATATACGAAGGAGTATTAAAAAATGAAGCATGATTGCAAGGGTTGTAAGAATTGCAAGTGCAAGGACAGGAGCCTAAAAGATATTAAAGTTATTTGCCAGATGGCACTAGGCCACACATATGGATTTACAGCGGAAGAAAGCGAAATAAAAATCCTAGAAAGCAATAAATTTAATTACCACATTATAGATATTAACGGCAAAATTTACAGGATTAAAAATCTAAAGGCGGAAAAAGTAAAGGTAGTCGCAAGCTATGGATACTAATTTCAAAAAAATTACCTTTCTAACCAAAGAAGGGACAATGGAAATTAGCGTAAAAAAAGAATTCCACCAGGCGGCCTGTAAGCACGATTTTAAAAAAGGCAAGATTATAAGGCCAAAGGGCAAAAGAATTTTTTCTAGTAGGCTACCAAAAGATACTACAATTTGCATAAAATGCGGAAAGAAAGGGGGCAAAAATGCTAATGCTTAGTATAGAAGACAAAAATATATTTGGCGACTTAGTTTTCCAAGTGGATTCCAAGTTGTACGAGGTTATGACAGAAATTGCAGCGGGTAATTTTGAAGCTGGCCAAATAACTTTAAAGATAAATGTAAGCGGAGCTAATAAGGAACTAGAGATACCAAGAAGCGCCGATGACTTCGAGATAAAGCTATTTAAAAGACCGATAATTGACTACAAAGTAGAGTCAACACTCAAAAAGACAGATTCTACTTCGGACTATGCAATCACAGAAGACCTTGCAATGGATATAGAAAACGACAAGCTACGAATTTCAAAAGTAGACGACGGCCAGATAAGCTTATTTAGCTAAAGGCAGGGGGCCAAAAATGAAAGAGTTTGACGCAAAAAAATTCTTGAAAAAACTTTACGAGCTTTCCGGCAAGGCCGAGGGGGCAAAAGTAATTGTAAAAGAGATCGAGAAAAAAGAAGAGATCCAAGCGAAAGAAAAGGTAGCAATTTAGGACAGGGGCAAAAGATGGAAGATACACAAAAAAACATAGAAGTAAAAAGAATAGGATTTGAAATAACCGAATATTCAGCAAACCTTATACACGGCTTATTAGTAGATGAAGAAATAAGGCTTAAAGAAAAGATACCTATACTACTTGCGGAATTTGATTACGATTTTGACAAAACAAAAGCCTATGTAGAAGAGGTAAAGACTTTAAGAAAATTCTTTACACACATAGACCGATCAGAAGATTATTTAGGAGTCTTTAGCAGGATTGAAGACTATAGATTGGATAAGGAAGAAAAGCAATGCGAAGACTAGAAGAGCTAAAAGCCGGCGAAGTTTTCAAATTTGGTAAGTTTGAATGGATAAAGCTTGCCGACCTTGACGAAGGAGTTTTAGCTATTACCAAGAAGCACTTACCGGTCAGAAGAAGAGTAAGCGAAGATGGCAATAATTGGAAAAATGCGGAACTTAGAAAATGGCTTAATATAAACTTTTACAACGCACTAATCGACAACGGCGCAAGCGAAGAAGATTTCTTATTTTTTGAAAGAGATTTAAAGGCGCTAGATGGCCAGGAAAATTACGGAACTTGTATAGATAAAATTAGTCTTTTATCAGCAGAAGAATTCGAGAGATACAAGGGGCTTATACCCTTTACCAAAGATTGGTGGCGGATTCTTACGCCAGATAATAAAGGCAAAAACAAAGCTTACTATAATTGCGTGATAGGCGAGAAAAAAACTATTTCGTGCCACATTCCGCAATTTATCGGCCAGGTACACCCGATATGCAGGATAAGAAGCGACAAAGAAGTAGAAGAGATCACTATAACAGGAAAAATCAAAAATTGGATTCGAGATAGGAACCTAGATACAGCCGACCCAAAAGGGCAAATGCTTAAACTTGTAGAAGAAACAGGCGAGCTAGCAGAAGGCTTGGCCAAAAATCGACCGGACCAAGTAAAAGACAGTATAGGCGATATATACGTCGTACTTACAGCACTTTCTATGCAGCTTGGCTACAGTATTGAAGATTGTATCGAAGAAGCTTACGAAGAGATAAAAGACCGCAAGGGACGAATGGTAAATGGAATTTTTGTAAAAGAAAGCGACTTATAAGAAAGGGGCAAGGACAATGGCTATTACAAACAAAGAAGCAAAACAGCTTTTATACGAAGAAAGACCGGTATTTTTTAGAAATATCAAGTATCGAAAAATTAGTGCTTTGATCTATAGAAAAAGCGAAGGAACTTTTAAGGCAAGTGCCGAATTATTAGATATGAACCAAAGCTGCGTGGTTATTTGCCCGCTTGAATGGATAGAAAAAAGCGAAGATGAAAGAATAGAAATATTCGGACAAGAAGAAGTAGAAAGGATTTTAGGAGAGTGCCAAGAAGAAATGGCAAGGCTTACAACCCTAACAGGCCAAGGCAAGCCGACCGATTCCCAGGATTCTTTACACAAACTATTACAAAAGTTAGTCAAATTAGACAATGAGCTAATTAAGCAAGTAAACGCAGCAGGAGAAATAAAAGAAGAAACAGTAGCAGAAACCCACGAAGAAAAAGAAGATATGGAAAACTTATCTAGTCTTGGCGGACTAGATGAAGAAGAAGGCAAGGAAGATATACCGCAAGTAAGAGAGGAAAAACAATGGATCGCGAGATAATAAAAATTAATTACAAAGACAAAAGAAATGATAGGGACTTATTAGAAGAAAGTAAAAAGGCAGCAAGGCTGGCAGCACTTTATACAGAAAAGACACTAGAGATGGAAGACCTTAATTTTAAGCAAAAAAGGTATAACCGAGAGATTAACGAAAGAAGAAGAGAACTAAAAGAACTTTATATAGAAGAAGCAAAAGAGATTGTAGACGGAAAGTACAGAAGAAGAAGGCCTTCAATCATGGCCAGGGTATTTTCTCCGCAAGTAATTATATTTTGTTTTTTATCCTTGATAGTTTATATATGTTTGGCCAAGCTTGCATATATAGAAAGAGGATACAGGGCTATAGGGGGCGAAGGATTTTTCCTTATATTCCCATTATTGATATTAGCTTTTAGATTTGGAAATTTAGTAGACAAAGACGCTAGAAGAAGAAATAAGTAAAAAAAGAAAGGGTGCTTTTTCAAGCACCCCGCCTTGGTATTAATCTTTATCTTATCTTTAGGGCAAAGACAAAGAATATCCACAGATACATTATACCACGGCAAAAGGTTAAAAGCAAAAGAAAAGAGAATAACAATAGCTAAAATTGGCGGAGTAGATACCGCCTTGCGGGCTTGTATTAGTTATTATCTTTTCGACCGAAGTATAAAAGCAGGTGGTATTAATGGCAAAAACTTTTATAAGAGAAAAGAAAATTCAGTGCGGGAAAGATTATTTGGAAGTTGATATATATCCTATATCAGAAAATCAATTGGAACAAAGAAAAGGTAAGAGATCCAAGAAGAAAAAAGTATCTATACCCGCACAGAAAAATTTGAATGATAGAAACGCAAGAAGAAAATTCAACCAGGTAGTAGAAACAAATTTCGGTGGGGGCGGTTATTCGGTAACACTTACCTACAATGAATATTTTTTACCAGCTACAGTAGAAAAAGCAGAAAAGGAAGCTACAAATTATATACGCAGGATAAAGCGAAGAAGAAAAAAAGAGGGCCTAGAAGATTTGAAATACATTATCGTTACTTCTTCGAGAGAGGGAAAAGACGGCAAGCCAGTAAGAATTCATCATCATATTCTTATGAATGACGGACTAGACAGGGACGTAGTAGAAGACCTATGGAGTAGGAGCAGGGGCAAAGATAAAGGAAAGAGATTAGGCTTTGCAAATTGCGACAGGATAAAGCCGGATACAAACACAGGTATAGCAGGCCTAGCGAACTACCTCAAAGGAAACCCAACCCAGAAAAGAAGGTGGACTTGCAGCCAAAACTTAGAAAGACCGACAGAAAGAAACAATGATCACAAGTATTCTAGAAAAAAAGTAATCAAGCTGGCGCTATTCCCAGAAAGTCTTAGCTATTGGGAAAAAATGTATCCGGGCTATGAGATTAGGGACAAGCTATATGGATTTGAAGCTATATACAATGATTTCACGGGTTGGAGTATATACTTGAAACTACGAAAAAAGAAACCCCGAACATAAAGACTTATCCACAAAGGGAAAATATAAACACTTGTAATACTTATCCACAAAGTAGAATTATAAACAATAAAAGTTATCCACAGGGCAAAGTTAAGAAAGGGTTATCCACAATACAAGAAAAGGAGTTATGCACATGGATAACAAAAAAGCACTTGAAGCATATAGAAACCTAAAGAATAACGCCTACGGCCACAGCTTAGAACAGGGTATCGAGTATGCTTGCAAGCACTATATAGATTATGGACTAGCAGCAGTAAGCAAAACACCAGAACCTTTTAGAGTGATAAAGAAATTCAAAGGCGGAAAATTTCACGGCCAATTTACAGCCAGGGCGCAGCCGGACTTCCAAGGCACATTAAAAGGCGGTAGGTCTATAATTTTTGAAGCCAAGTACACCAGTACAGAAGTTATCAAGAAAAAAGTTATAACAGATAAGCAAGCGGAAGTATTAGACGAACACTTAAAGCTTGGAGCAATAGCGGGCGTGTGCGTCGGTATAAAAAACCGTTACTTTTTCGTGCCGTGGGAAGTATGGCGAGATATGAAAAAGATTATAGGAAAACAATCCGCCAGGGCCGACGACCTCAAAAGGTGGGAGATCCCATGGCGTAAAGGCGTTATGTTTTTAGAAAACATAAAAGATAAGCTAGATGGATAAGAAGTACAAGACTTGTAAATTTTGCGATAATAGAATTCTAGTCGATAGGAAAATCGGCGTGTGCGACGAGTGCTTGAAGATGGCCGGCGCAGAAGATGAAATCATAGGAAATTTACAGGCAGCGGAAAAGATAAACTTTGCCGTTGAAGATTATATAGGTCAAGCAAAAGAAGAGTTTATAAAAGATTTGATAAAGGGGTAGTTTGAGTGAAAAGAAAAAGAGGGCGCGCCTATGAAAGACGTTGTAGAAATCATTGATTATTGTCGAGAGATTCCGCAGGCCATAAAACTTAATCGCAGGGTTATAAATAATTTGGAAGATGTATTCTACTTGCCAAGAAGCAACAGCCAGCTAGACGGTATGCCGAAGGCCAAGAATCATATATCCAAGATTACAGAAGACCTGGCGCTTAGTGTGCCGGACGGTATAAGCGAAACAATAAGGAGCTTGGAAGAAAAAAACAAAAGACTTGATAACCTGTATAAGGAAATCTTAAAGGAAATTCAAAGCCTAGATTACCGCGAACACAAAGTAATATATGATTTCTATATCATGAATTATAGGTGGGAAAAGATAGCCAGGGGCTTTTATTCTGTTAGGCAATGTAAGAACATAAGAAGCGAAGCCTTGAAGAAATTAGAAAAGAAGTTCGAGAAAAATATATACATTCACAATTATTTTAGCTAATGGCGAAAGATTGCCCGCCATTGCCCGATTTATAGGCTATAATGGATACAGTGAAGAATATATATAGACAAGCGGGAATAGCTAAATTCAAACGAACTTCTAAAAATTGAAGTTCGTATTTTTTTATAATTTCTTCCGTGGCTGAAAAATTGGAACAGCGAAACAAACGAAGAAGACAAAAAAGCGGCCGCGAAAGGAGAAAAAGAAGATGGCTAAAAAAAGAAGACCTGAACGTGATTTAGCCTTTGAGCTTTATAGAAAGTCAAAAGGCAGATTAGAGGTTAAAGAAATTGCAGAAAAAATAAAAGTAAAGCCGGCAACAATTAGTCAATGGAAGTACCGCGATAAGTGGGACGACAAACTAAAAGAGAGAAGACGCGGCGGACAATTCGGAAATAAGAACGCCGAGGGAGCAGGAGCGCCAAAAGGAAACAAGAACGCCGAAACCCACGGCGGATACAGCAGTATAGATTTAGACAACCTACCACCAGAAGACCAAGCCTATATATCAAGTCTTACACTAGATACAGAAACCAACCTAAAGAACGAACTTAAAATCTTGCTGGCCAAGGAAAAAGATATTAGGCGAAAGCTAGATGAACTTGACAAGGAACCGGAAGATAGATTGTACTTGTCGAGAGAATCAGAAATGCAAGCTTTACCAACAAAAGATTTATTAGAAAAACTAGATCCGGCCGAACGTGAAGAAAAGATGAAAAAGTTGCAACCGACATTGAAGACGGTTACAAGGGACAGCAAGTTTGAAAGACAGCAAAAACTATTAGTAGCCTTTGATAGAATCCACGGAAGGATTATAAAGCTACTTGATAGTATAAAGACCTACCAGCTTGACTGTAGGCGCATAGAACTTGATCAACAGAGATACGACTTATCAAAAGAAAAGATAAAAGGAGCCTTTGAATTTGATTTGGACGGCGAGCTTGACGAGATCTAAAAAATAAAATAGGTTCTTTCAAGAAAATTTTTTCGTTTGCGGGTACGGCGACGCCCAAAATATAGTTAGGTATGAAAAATTTTGAACCACTTCCGGAAATTCAAAAGCTAGAAAGTATTAGGGGCCTTGAAATTTCAATAACGAATAATTATTCAAAAGTAATTAAAATAAAAAGGGGGCTTGTATGGCCAAAGTAAAATTATATAGTACGCAGGCTATAGCCAAGCTTCTTAATATAAGCGAAAGGCGAGTAAGGCAATTAAGAGATGAAGGAATAATCGAAGAAACAATGCCGGGCCTTTATAAATTACTAGAAACAAATCACGCCTATATAGATTACCTAAAAGGTAATTCAAAGATAGAAGAAAATTTAAACTACTACGAAGAAAGGGCAAAGCTTGTAAAAGCAAAAAGACAAAATGAAGAACTTGATCTAAAAATTAGACAAAGAGATTTGCACGAAACTTCGGAAATTGAAGAAGTGATGGCGGATATGCTAACAAACTTCAAAGTAAGACTTATGGCAATACCCGCCAAATTATCGCCAGTATTAGCTGGCTTAAAAGACAAGACAAAAATATATAAGATACTACAAGAAGCGGTAGAAGAAGGGTTGAACGAGTTATCAGACTTTCCGACCGCTTTTTCTATAGAGTCAGAAGAAGGGGCGGAAATTGAAGAAAACACAAAAGAAGAAAAAAATTAAAAAAAATACATTTGATCTTCTTTGCAAAATCTTTGCTGGCTTAAAACCGCCGCCACCAATAACAATTACCGAGTGGGCGGACGAGTACAGAAGACTTAGCCCGGAAGCTTCGGCGGAACCCGGAAGATGGAAGACTTCTAAAGCGCCATACCAAAAAGAGATTATGGACGCTATAGGCGAAGTCGGAGTAGAAAAAGTTGTAGTTATGAGCGCAGCACAGATTGGAAAGTCGGACGCTTGCATACTTAACCCCCTAGGTTACTATATGCACTACGACCCCAGCCCGATTATGATTCTACAACCAACAATACAGATGGCAGAAGCTTTTTCCAAGGACAGAATTTCGCCTATGTTAAGAGATACGCCAATATTGCAAGACAAGGTAGATGATAAGTCAAGGACAAGCGGAAATACAATCCTACAAAAGATTTTTCCGGGTGGCCATGTAACAATGGTAGGAGCTAACAGCCCTTCGAGCCTTGCAAGCCGACCTATAAGGATATTGCTTGCAGATGAAATTGACAGATACCCAGTAACAGCAGGAACTGAAGGCGACCCGCTTTTACTTGCCACAAAAAGGCTTACCACTTTTTGGAACAAAAAAATTGTTTGCGTATCAACACCGACAATTAAAGACGTAAGTAGAATTGAAGTCGAATACGAACACAGCACCCAGGGCGAATGGAACGTCCCTTGTCCTCATTGTGGAGAATATAACCCTTTAGAATGGGCCTATATAAAATTCGACAAAGAAGATTTATCAGAAATTGAATACACTTGCCGCCATTGCGGAGCTATAGCGAGTGAATACGCTTGGAAGTCAAACTTCGATAAAGGGAAATTTATTTTCAAGTACCCAAGGCGAGCGGTCAAGGGCTTTCATTTAAACGCCTTAGCTTCGCTTTTTGTATCTTGGGCAGATATTGTAGAAAAATTTCTAGTAGCAAACGAAGAAAAAAAGAAAGGGAATATAGAATTGCTTAAAGCTTGGACAAATACCGAAATGGGGCAAACTTGGGAAGAAGAAGGAGAAGAAATCGAAATGGAAGAATTATTCAACCGACTAGAAGAATACGGCTGCGAAGTGCCAGAAGAAGTAATAGTCTTAACGGCTGGCGTAGACGTACAAGACGACCGCTTCGAAGTAGAGGTGGTAGGTTGGGGCGAAGAAAAGGAATCATGGGGTATTTACTACAAAAAAATTTACGGCGATTTAAAAACTGAAACCGTATGGCAAGACTTAGATAATTTTCTAGGTAGGACCTTTGAAACAAAAGACGGACGCAAACTTAAAATTCTTTCTACCTGTATAGATTCCGGCGGACACTTTACCCAAGAAGTTTATAAATTTGCCAAGAAAAGAATTAGCCGCAGGATATGGGCCATAAAAGGCCGTGGCGGAGCGCAAACGCCTTACTACTCTAAACCGTCTATATCAAATGCTTATAAGACGCCACTTTTCACCCTTGGAGTAGATACAGGAAAAGCTATACTATACCAAAGGCTAGCAGTAGAAGAGCCAGGACCTAACTATTGCCATTTTCCGGAAGACGAAGGCCGAGGATATACAGAAGAGTATTTTAAAGGGCTTACAAGCGAAAAGATGGTTATTAGCTATAAAAAAGGGCGTGCGCAGTATGTATGGAAACTTAAAAAGGGAATTAAAAGAAACGAACCTTTAGATATTAGAAACTACGCAACGGCGGCGCTTGAAATCACAAATCCTATTCTTAAAAAAGAGATTCCGGAAAACCCAAGTAAGCCGCAAAGAAACGTAAGGTCTAGGGGGTTAAGACAATAGATAAAAATAAAAATGAAACTAATTTTAGATAAAAAGAAGATAAGAAAAGGTAGGCCAATAGGCTTACCATATATAGGCAGCAAAAAGAAAATATCTAAAAAGATTATAGAGATTATAAAGCAGAATTTCGGAACGGACAAAACTATATACGACCTATTCGGCGGCGGTGGCGCTATAACCTTAGAGTGCAAACTTCAAGGTCTAAACGTAGTTTATAACGATATAGACCCTATACCTGGGCAGATGATACAAAAAATCTTATCAGAAGACAGGGAATACCTAAAAACTTTAATTTGCAGCAGGGAAGAGTTTTTCAAGATAAGAGATAAAGAAAATAAAACAATAGACGACCACTTAAAACTATTAATTAATTCATTTGGAAATAACAGTAAACACTATTTATACAGTAAAGACCTTTCTGATTTTAAATATAAGCTAGCAAGAAAGATAATAGAAAACCATGATTGCTTTGAAGGCTATAAGCAAACCGAAACTTTCAAAAAGGCAGCATATAAAAATAAAGAGATCACACAGTTACAGCAACTTCAACAAATACAACAAGTCGAAAAAATATCGGGGGGGGGTACACCCGCCAAGAGCTTGAGAATTCAACAATTAGAAAGACTTGTACATTTGGAAAATATGAAGGTTATCCCTAACCTAGAGATTTACAACAAAGACTATAAAGAATTTTCAGATATAAAAAACTCAATCATATATTTAGACCCACCATACAAAGATACAAACAAAGTATATAGGAATAACAATATAGACTACGAAAACTTTTACAAGCGGTGCAAGGAAATGAGCAAAGAAAATGTAGTCTTAATAAGTGGATATAGTATGCCAGATGATTTTGAAATAGTCTATGAATTTACAAAGGCTAGGTCAACAATGCAGGGCGGAAGTCATGAAAGCAAATATGAAAAATTATTTATGGTCAAGGATAACTTTTAAACTAAATAAACTATAAATAAACGTCAGATCGAGGGGGTTAAGATAGATGGATAAAAGCGAAATTAAGCTTCGAAGAGAACAGGCCCTAAAGCACTACAATATTTGGCTAGAAGCAGAAATGGCAGTAGCTACAAGCCAAAGCTACACCATAGGCAGCAGAAGCTTAACCAGGGCGAATTTAAGCGAAATAAGAGAGCAACAAAAATATTGGCGAAAAGAAATTGACAGATTAGACACGATAGACAACTACAAGGGACGCAATAGGACTTATATTGCCGTCCCACGCGATATTTAAAGACAGGTGGTACTATGGGACTATTTGATATACTAAAACCCAACAAAAGGAAAAATGAAGCCACTAGAAGGGAAATAGAAGCCCTAGCACTAGGCAGGGTAAAAGAGATTTTGAATTCCGGATACAGTAATTACGGAGCTTCTAGGAGCAAAAAAAGCCTTATAGGTTGGAGAGCGGACGGCGGAAGCCATAAAGAAGATATAGAAGACAACTTAACGATATTAAGGCAAAGAAGCCGCGATCTTTTTATGGGCGTGCCACTTGCCACAGGTGCAGTAAAAACTTGTAGAACAAATGTAGTTGGCGGCGGCTTACTTTTAAAAAGTCAAATCGACTACGAAGCTATAGGAATTTCGGCCAAAGAAGCAAGGAGCCTAGAGCAAAAAATCGAAAGAGAATTCAAACTATGGGCGGACAGTACAAGCTGCGATATAGAAAGATTTGATAATTTCTACGAGTTGCAGCAGCTAGCCTTTTTAAATTGGCTAATATCCGGCGACGTAATAGTTTTATTACCGACAACAGAAAGGGTGGCCATGCCCTACGATTTAAGAATACAACTAATAGAAGCGGATAGAATTTCCACGCCTAAAGATAAAAGCCAGGATAAAAATATCATAGATGGCGTAGAAAGTAATAAAAACGGCGAAACAATAGCCTACTATATATGCAACAGGCACCCAAATTCTAAAGACTTAACGGAAAAAGAAGAATGGGTAAGAGTCGAAGCTTACGGAAAAAACACCGGTAGAAAAAACGTGCTACACCTAATGAACCGTGAAAGAATAGGGCAAAGAAGGGGCGTGCCACTCCTTGCCCCAGTAATAGAAAGTTTAAAGCAGCTAGGACGATACACAGAAGCCGAGCTAGTAGCTGCGGTTGTAAGCGGATTGCTAACAGTCTTCATTGAAAAAGAAAGCTATAGCAGCGAACCACCATTCGGCCAAATTGTGCAAGAAGAAGAACAGGTAGACAGATACACAGAAAATTCTATCGAACTTGGACCAGGGGCAATTATAGACCTTAACGAGGGCGAAAAGGCAAACATTGTAAACCCAGGCAGGCCAAACGCAGCCTTTGACGGATTCGTTACCGCAATTTGCAGGCAGATAGGCGCAGCCCTTGAAATTCCATACGAACTTTTACTAAAAAATTTCAACGCTTCTTACAGCGCTTCAAGGGCAGCACTTCTTGAAGCTTGGAAATCTTTCAGAATGTACCGTGAATGGCTGGCAGCGGATTTTTGCCAACCAATTTACGAAGAATGGCTAACAGAAGCAGTAGCAAAAGGCAGGATTGAAGCGCCCGGGTTTTTCGGCGATCCACTTACAAAGAAAGCTTATTGCGGCGCGGAGTGGAACGGGCCAGCCCAAGGATTGTTAAACCCTACGCAAGAAGTAGCAGCAGCACAAAAGAGGGTAGAGAATGGATTTTCTACAAGAAGCAAAGAAGCTAAAGAAATGAACGGCACGGACTACTACAAAAATATCAGTCAATTAAAGCAAGAAGAAGAACTGATACAAGAGATTAGAAAGGAGATTCCGAAAGTTGAAGAAGAACAAAATTAAAAAAGCTTGGAACTTCGCAATACAAGAAGAAGGAATAGCAGAAGTAACAATATATGGGAACATAAGCGACAAAATAGATTGGGAACTTGGAGAGATTAACCCGGAATTTTTTTCAAGCGATTTAGCCTACTTAGAACAAGAGGATATAAACACTTTAATTATAAGAATTAATAGTGCAGGCGGCGACGTATTCGCAGCGACAGCTATATATTCGAGATTAAAAGAATTCAAGGCTAAAAAGATTGTTAAAATTGACGGTTGGGCAGCTTCGGCCGCCACAATAATTGCTATGGCGGGCGACGAAATCGAAATAGCACCTAATGGTAGCCTTATGATTCACGACCCGCTATTCGGCCTTGAAGGTTACTTCAACGCTAAGGACTTAATAAAGTATATAGAACAGCTAGAAACAATCAAAAAATCAATCATAAACGCATATAAGACCAAAACAGGTAAAACAGAAGAAGAACTAGCACAGCTTATGGAAGCGGAAACATGGTACACAGGCCAAGAAGCAGTAGACGCAGGATTTTGCGACCGCTTAATGTTTGAAGAAGCCGACGTAGCAGCAACCGCCGACGGACAAATAAAAGTAAACGGGGTACTTATGGTATCCGACTTTAAGAATTTACCAAATACGGTATTAGATCATAGCCAAAATCACCACGCCAACGGCAATGATTTTAATATAAAATCCAACGAAAGAAAGGAAGTAAAAGCAATGGACGAAAACAAAGAAACAGCAACTACTACAGAAACCGAAACAAAAGAAATTAAGACTGTAGAAGAACTAAAGGAAGCTTATCCGGAGCTTGTAAAAGAAATTGAAGAAGCGGCAAAGAAAGAAGAATTAGACCGCTTACAAGCTATAGAAGAGATTGCAGCACCAGGCGCAGAAGAGATTGTAAACGACGCAAAATACAAAACCAAAATTACAGCTGGCGAAGTGGCAATTAAAATTTTAAATGCCCAAAAGCTAAAAGGACAAAACTATATAAAAGATAGAGAAAAAGACGTTAAAAATTCCGGTATGGATAGAGTAGAAGGCAGCCAAGGACAAAAAACAGAAGAAAAAAACGAATTCTTGGAAGCTATAGACAAAGCATACCCAAAAACAAAGTAAGAAAGGGGACAAGTAATGTACGAAATTAAAAAAGAAAACTACGAAGGCGACAACATTTATGCGGGAGATTTTCCTGTAGAAATCGAAGTAGTCGAAGCAAAAGAAAATATAGGAAAAAATACTGTAGTAGCCCTAACAGCTGGCAAGCTAGCTAAAATTACAGCCGAAAATTTAGGCGATATATACGGAATTACAGTAGATGAAGCGAAGGCTAACGAAAAAGTGGCCGTATATCTTACAGGCGACTTTAGAGCGGACGCACTAGACTATGGCACAGCCACAGTTGATAAAGTAAAGGCGCCACTTAGAAAGATTTCAATATTCATTAAGTAAAGGAGAAAAAAATGCCAGATTTATTTGAAACAAAAACATTAGGAACCCTAGTAGAGAGATTGCCAAGAACTTCTACTTTTATAAGAGATACATTTTTCAGAAACATTGAAACTTTTCCGACAAAAAGAATCGATATAGATTTCGTAAAAGGAAATAGAAGATTAGCGCCATTCGTACACCCAATGATTGGCGGAAAAACAGTACCAAACGCAGGATACCAAACAGCAAGCTATGAGCCACCACTTATGGCACCTAACAAAATTACAACAGCAGAAGAGTTGCTAAACCGTTTAGCTGGCGAGAATCCTTATTCAGGAAAAACAGCAGCAGAAAGAGCGGTGGAAAAATTAGGAAAAGATATGGCGGAACTCGAAGATATGATTACACGCCGCGAAGAGTGGATGGCAACCCAGGCAATATTTACCGGAAAAATTCCTGTAATTGGTGCTGGCGTTGAAGCGGAAATCGACTTCGCGTTTGAAAACAAAGAAGTTATAAGCAAAGCGGCTGAAAAATGGAACGCAGAAACAGCAGATCCAATAGCAGATATTAGAAAATGGAGATTAAAAGTACAGCGAACAGGCCATGTAAACTGTAATGTAATGATTATGTCTTCGGACGTAGTAAACTACTTCCTAAACAATAAGAAAGTACAAGCCTTACTTGATACTAAAGCTTACGACCTTGCAGCAATCACACCTAAAGAGCTACCAAACGGCGCTACTTATGTAGGTACTATAAATGAATTCGGACTTGATATTTACGAATACAACGAATTCTATTTGGACGATTGGACAAACCCAGATAAGCCAGAAGATAAAGCCCTAGTACCAGAAAAGACAATCGCGTTACTTTCTACAAACTCAAACTACAGCCGTTGCTATGGTGCAAATACAATCATTGACGAAGAAACCAAAGGCTTTGTAACAGTAGAAGGAGAAATGGTGCCAGAAACTTGGGTAGAAAGAAACCCAGCAAGAAGATTCGTACAGCTAAATTCAAGATTTATCCCTGTACCAACCGAAGTTGATTCTTGGCTTGTCGCCGAAGTCTACTAATGGACTTTAAGTATCAAGCGGACCAGGATATAAAAAAAGTTTTCCATAATTCCGGTGAATTCGCCGAAATTACAGAATTTTATTTAGACAACGAACCTATAGTCGCTAAAGTAGTTTTAGATTACAGCGAATATAACGATAGAAAAAAGGCCGGAAGCGATAATGCGGAAGGCCTTTATAATGTCGACCTAATCATGCATATATCGCTTGAAAGTCTAAAGAAAACCCCTAGAAAAGGCCAAGAAATAGAAATCAATAACGAATTTTACACCATAGGCAAAGTCAAAAGCGAAATGGGAGAAATTATTTTATATCTTGAAAGGCTAATGGAATAAAAAATGATTACAATTACCCAAGACACAATAGACAGAATAAGCAACCTTTTAGTCGAAGTACCAAATGGAACAGAAAGGGCAATGGCTAGCGCAGCAAATAGGGCTATAGCAAAGGCGAAAACTGAATCTTTTAAAGGCGTTACTAAAGAATATAAAATCAAAAGAAATGTAATAGCAGAATACACAAAAGACAGTATAAAAAACGCTACTACTAGCGACCTATGCGCAACATTAATTTTTGCCGGACAACAAATACCGCTATATAAATATAGCTTAACAAAACCAAAGTACCCGGGAAAAGGAAAAGTATTTGCCGGACAAAAAACAGCTGTAGCACTTGAACACGCTTTTAGAAATCAAATAACAACAGCAAAAGAAGGAATCTTCGAAAGAACAGGAAAATCAAGGTTACCAATTGAACAGTTAATGGGTTCTTCTATGCGTTCTATGGTTAGTAATTCTGTAGTAATGGACCAAGTCTACAAAGAAGCGCAAGAAACCTTCGACACTAGACTAGAACATGAAGTAGAAAGATTATTGGCAGGATATGGGGGTAAATAATGACGCCGACAGTTTTAATGGAAGCTATAAAAGCTTATATACAAGAAAAGACAAAAGATATAATGCTACCTGTAAAAGTCAATAGGGGCGAAGATTCGAAAGAAAGACCGCCAGGGGTTTACTTAATGAATCTACCTAAAAAAACAGATGAAACGCAGCAAATACCCTATATTTTAATTAAATACCTTACAGGAAAAGACGACGAAGTACCAGGAGAGCCAGACGAAGCGCAAGCTTCTATAAGAATCATTGTAGCGACCTATGCAGAAGACGCAGAAGAAGGATCTATGGCGCTTTTAAATATCATATCAAAACTTAGATATAATTTTCTAAAAGACGAAGAGATCGATCAGCAATTTAGGCTTGTACCACCGCTAGAACATATCATCTACCCGGACGATACAAGGCCTTACTACTTAGGCGAAATGATGACGATTTGGACTCTACCACCAGTAAAAAGAGAGGTAAATTTTAATGGCTACTAAAGATGAAAAAGCAAAAAAAGTAATTGAAGAACCAATTACAGCAAAAGCAGTAGAAGAAGAAAGAACTTATTGCTACATTGGGCCAAACTTGCCAGACGGAGTTTTAAAGAAAAATTCGCTAATCATAGGCACAAAAAAAGCAATAAAAGAAAAATATAAAAATGAAATTGAAAAGTATAAACAGCTAGAACAATTAATCATACCAGTAGAAAATTTAGCGGAAGCAAAAGCGAAAGTAGAAAGCGACGGCAATATTTTAAATAAATATTACAGAGATATTGCTTCTACTGTAGCAGCTAACAAAGAAGGGGGTAAATAATGGCCTTTCAACATGGAATCAGAACAAAACAGATTGAAACTTCAATCAAAACACCAGTAACAGCCGGTAGCGGTATAGCCTTTGTAGTTGGTACGGCACCAATTCAAGCAGTAAACGGCAAAGTCAACGAACCTATAATGTGCAATTCCTATGCTGAAGCAGTCAAATATTTAGGATACAATGATAATTTTGACTATTACACAATATGCGAAGTTATGTATTGCCACTTCGTGTTATACGGAGTAAGCCCGGTTGTCTTTGTAAACGTGCTAGACCCTAAAAAACACAAAAAACAGGTTGAAGAAAAGCAATATCCGGTTAGTGATAAGCAGGTACTACTACCAATTGAAGCAATAGCAGAAACAGTAGTAGTAAAAGGCCACGAAAAAGGCCAAGACTACGATCTAATGTACACAAATGACAATCTAGTTCTTGAAATCTTAGACGGTGGCAATATAGGACAAGAAACAGGCGAACTTGCTATATCCTTTGAAGCAGTAGACCCAACAAAGGTTACCGAAAAAGATATTATAGGCGGATACGAAGTATCAACAAATCAATATAAAGGTCTAGAACTTATTGACAAAGTTTTTGCTAAATACGGAATAATTACAGATCTAATCTTATGTCCTAAATTCAGCAAAAAAAGTACAGTTGCTGCGGTAATGGCCACAAAATGCGAAAATATCAACGGAATTTTTGAAGCACACGCAGTAGTAGACCTAGATTCAAGCGAAGTAAAAGCCTACGGAGATACAACCGAAAGAAAGAAAAAAGATAATATCTTTTCGAAGTATCAAATTCTTTGCTGGCCAATGGTAAAACTAGGAGATAAAAAATTCCATCTATCAACCCAGGCGGCAGCAAGAATGGCTAAAACCGACGTAGACAACGATTTTTGCCCAGCAGAATCACCAAGTAACAAATCTATCAAAGTAGACGGGGCAATCTTAGAAGACGGAACAGAACTTCTTTTAGACCTAAAAGAAGCAAACTACCTAAACAGTCAAGGTATAGTAACGGCCATTAATTTTATAGGCGGGTATGTACTATGGGGCAATCAAACAGCTTGCTTCCCAGCTAATACCGACGTAAAAGACTACTTTATTTCTATAGGCCGTATGTTTGGTTGGGTTGGCAATAGCTTAATCTTAACTTATTGGTCAAACGTTGATAAAAAAATGACACCTAGATTCGTGCAATCAATCGTAGATAGTATCAATATTTGGCTAAATGGCCTTGTATCAGAAGGAAAACTACTTGGCGGCCGCGTGGAATTTAAGCCAGAAGATAATAACCTAGTAGAGCTTATGGCAGGTAAGGCAACTTTCCACGTTTACCTAACACCACCAAGCCCAGCACAAGAAATAGTCTTCGCCCTAGAGTACGACCCAGACTATGTAGTAGCAGCTTTCCAAAGTTAAGGGGGTAAAAAATGAAAATAGATAATGGAACAATAAATTTTAGCGTCTACGAAGGCGCGAACGAATTTCTAGGTATGGCAGAAGCAACCTTGCCGGAAATATCTTCAATGACAGAAGAAATCAAGGGCGCAGGTATAGCGGGTAGCTTTTCCGGACCTTATACAGGCCACCTTGAACCAATGAGTCTTACACTAAATTTTAGGTCTACAACCAGGGCGGCAGTACAGCTTTTAAAACCTATAGCACACCAAATAGAATTAAGAGCAGCCCAACAAAAATGGGACAATAACGCAGGTAAAAACATTGTAGAGTCAGTAAAACACGTTGTAGTTGCAAATCCAATCAAAATGGCACCTGGCAAACTTGCTTCAGCAAGCCCAACAGATGGCAGCGGAGAATACAGCGTATCTTACTACGCAATATTTATAGACGGTCAAAAAGTAGTAGAGATTGATATAATCAACTTTATTTACTATGTAGACGGCGTTGACTACCTAGAAGACGTTAGAAAAGCGTTAGGAAAATAAAAAATATAGAAAACATAGCCACCTAAAATGGCTATGTTTTTTATTTATCTAAAAGGAGATTTTAAAATGGAAGATATAAAAAAAGCAATAGACGTAATACCAGCAGAAGAAGATCAAACAGAAATAAATATAGAAGTTGATCCCGAGAGATTTACAGTTTTAAAGTACAAACTTACAAAACCGTTAGACTATGAAGACAAAAAGTATGATGAATTAACACTAGACTTCGGAAAACTTACAGGCCATGACGCGCTATCGATAGAAGAAGAGATGGAAAAGCAAAACATTTACATTGTATCTCCCGAAACCTCAAGAGCATATCAAATAAGGGTTGCGGCTAGGGCAGGCGGATTCCCTCATCAACTTTCAAACAAAATGTCGCTTAGAGATTTTAACAGGTTAGCAAATGCTGCGAGAAATTTTTTAATAGGGCAGGAATTATAAGCCCACAGTATTACAGGGAACAAGCTATAAGGCTTGCTATATTTACACACACACCAATAAATTATTTTCTAGGCCTTACTATATGGCAACTAACAAAGATGATAGATACAGCAAACAAAATCATTAAAGAGCAGCAGAAAGGGGGCAAGTAATGGCGAAAGAATTCGAGCTAATGTTTAAATTACACGCAAATTTGGGTTCTAAATTTAAAGAATCTTTTAATCAAGCTAAAAAAGCTACCCAAGACCTCAAAGAAAGTATATCCAAGGCCAATTCTACAGCCGGAGATATAGCAGGATACAAAAAAACACAATTAAGCTTAGAAACCAACATAGCCAAGCAAAAGCAATATAAAGAAGAACTTGCAGCCCTTGAAACGGAGCAAATAAAAGCAGGCGGCAGTTCGGCACGACTAGCAGCAAAAATAGCCAGTAAAAGGGAGCAGCTAGAAAGGGTTAATGTAAAAATTAATGAAACTAGCAATTCGCTTAGTCAATACGAAACAAGGCTAAAAGAAGCAGGAGTAGACACAAGCAATCTTTCTAAAGAAAGCGCCAGGCTTGCACAAGAAGTAGAAAAAGCTAGGGCAGCCCAAGAAAAGACAGCCAAGCTTGGAGCCTTGCAAGCGGAAAACCAAAAAGCTATTGGAGAAACAAAAAGCCAGCTAACTTCTACTATAGGAGTAATTACAGCAGTTGGAACAGCTACTATGGTAGCTATGCAGAAAGCGTCCGACGCTACGGACAGGGTAGATAAACTTAGCCAAAAAATAGGAATGAGCCGTCAAGGCTTCCAAGAATGGGACTTTATCCTTTCCCAATCCGGAACCAATATAGAAAAAATGCAGGTGGGTATGAAAACACTTGTAAACCGTATGGAAGAGTCGGCAAAAGGCAGCGGAGTAGGAGCGGACGCACTAAAAAGACTTGGAGTATCGGCTACAGATTCGAGCGGAAACCTTAAAAAGCAAGAACAGGTTATGGAAGAAGTCGTCCGAAAAATGCAAGATATGCCAGAAGGAGCGGAAAAATCAAAGCTAGCCTTCGACCTTTTCGGAAAATCCGGACTAGAACTAATGCCGCTACTAAATTCAGTTGGCGGGTCAGTAGATGAGCTAAAAGACAAAGCCCACGAACTAGGCTTAGTTTTAAGCGACGAAGCAATCGACGCAGGGGTAAATTTCCAAGACGCTATGGACCAACTAAAAAGATCCTTGGGCGGAGTTGGAACACAAATATTAGCAACGTTAATGCCGACGGTTACGGAGTGGGCAGGGCAAATCGCAGTCTTAACAGGCAAGGTGCAAAAATTCGCCCAAGAACACCCGCACTTAATACAATTACTAACGAAAGTTGCAGGCGGATTGCTACTAGCAAAAGCCGGAGCCTTGGGCCTAAAACTTGGATTCCTACAAGCTAAAAAAGGGGTATTTGATATACTAGGAACTATTGAAAGGCTAAAATCAGCAAACCTCATAGGCGGTATTAGCAAAGTCAAAGGCTTAATTATGGGAATGAGCGGCGGAATTTTGCCGGTAATTGCAGCAATCACAGCTATTGCGGTAGCCATTAAGCTTGTAATGGGAAATGTCGACGCTATACGCGAAAAAATTCGTGGAGTCTTCGGAGAAGGCGGCGTAGCTATTTTTGATAAGTTCGTAGCAACTATAAGGCAAATTGGCGGAGCGATTAAAGGAATCTTGGGCGGTGGAGCAGCCGAAGGAGTAAGCAGCTTCTTTGATAAATTTAGTCAAGGCAGCCCAATAATAGAATCGGTCAAAGGCGTAATCGAAAGCCTAACCGGAACAGTATCAACAATTATTAGTGTAATTGCGGAAGCAGCGCAAGCTATACTACCTACTTTGATTTCGGTTATAACTACAGTAGCGGAAGTAGTAGGCGGAGTTCTTCAAGCCGTGCTACCAGTTTTACTTGATATGATAAGTCAGATTTTGCCAATTATAGCAGGAGCAGCGCAAACCATAATACCTTTATTAGCAGAAGCAATAAATAGAGTAGCAGAAGATATAGCACCAATAGTTAATTTCTTAATTCCTTTATTTATGGAGCTACTAAACGTACTAATGCCAGTAATACAAGCACTAGCAACGGTATTTACAACAGTTCTTGGCGCAGCAGTACAGCAAATATCAGCTATAATTCAAGGCCTAACCGGTATATTTGTAGGGCTAATAGATTTCATAACAGGAGTATTTACCGGAAATTGGGGTCAAGCTTGGCAAGGGGTAAAAAATATCTTTAAGTCAGCCTTTGACGCGTTAGTTGGAATTGCGAAAGCGCCAATAAATGCAGTAATAAGCTTGGTAAATAAGGCGATAGGCGGACTTAATAAAATAAAAATACCAGATTGGGTGCCAGGAGTAGGCGGCAAAGGAATAAATATTCCTTTAGTACCTCAATTATGGAAAGGTTCGGCACACGCGCCAGATACATTTATAGCAGGCGAACAGGGGCCAGAATTAGTAATGGGCGGTGGCGGAAGCAAGGTATTCACAGCCCATACAACAAAAGGTATTTTTACAGGCTTAAAAGAATCTTTTATTTCGGCAAAAGAAATGCTAACAAATTTCCCAACACCAAACTTTGCGCCAGCACCAGGAATGGCAGTTGTAGGAGCAGGGGGCGGAATGAATATTCAAATAGATAGCCACCCAACATTCTATATGATGAGCGGAGATCCACACGAAATGCAAAAGGTTCTTGACGAAAATAACGAAAAGATAAAAAGAGAAATAAAAGAAGAAATAGAAGACGACGAAGAAAACAGAAGAAGAAGGAGGTACTAAAACTTGCAAGAAACATATATAACAATAGCGGGCGATAAGTGGGACACCATAGCTTATAAGACCGTCGGAGATTGCGAAAAAATGGACCTCTTTATAAAAGAAAATATAAAATATAAGGATATTTTTATATTTCCGGCAGGAATCGAAATAAAAATACCTTATATACCAAAAGAAGATAACTTAACTTTGCCACCTTGGAAGAGAGGTGGCAAAAGATGAGTGTAAAATACGCCAGAAGAACCAAACTAGAAGTCAAGTACGACGGTGCCGATATATCAAAAGACCTAGAATACTTCCTAAATTCCTTGACTTATACAGATAATGAGGAAGACGAGAGCGACGACCTACAGATAGCCGTAGAGGACAAAGAAGGCAGATGGGCGCGCGATTGGTTAAAACAAACAGGATTTGGAAAAGGTGGAGAAATTGAAGCGAGCATAATTCAAATTGACGAAGACCTAAACGAAAGAGAATTAAAATGCGGAAAATTTAAGGTGGATACCGTGAACGAAAGCGGCCCGCCTACAAAAGTAACATTGAAAGCTAGCGCAATTCCTACCGACTCAAAGATCATAGCGGAAGAAAAAAACAAAGCTTGGGAAAATATAAAATTATCAGCTATTGCAAAAGATATAGCCGGTAAAAATAAACTAAAAAGCGAGTTTGAAAGCGAAGAAGACCCACTATACGACAGAAGAGAGCAAAGCAAAAAAAGTGATATAGAATTTTTAAAAGAACTATGTAAGGACGCGGGAATCAGCCTAAAGGTTACCGACAAAAAGATAGTTCTTTTTGACGCTTCGAAATTCGAAAAACTAACCCCTATTGACACTATAAAGAGGGGCGAAAGCAATGTTTTAAGGTGGACGTTCGGTACAAACTTTATAGAAGCGGGCTACAGCAAGTGCGAAGTTACTTACACCGACCCAAAAACAAAAGAAACTATAAAAGGAGAATTTAAAAATCCAAAAGCCGACCAGTCGACAGGTAGGATTTTAAAGATCAATACAAAAGTCAAAGACAAAGCAGAAGCCGACAAACTAGCCAAAAAACAATTAAGAGAAAAAAACAAAAAAGAAACCCAGGCAAGCTTGGAATTGGTAGGCAATATCAATTATGTAGCAGGCGTAAACCTAAAAATCGACGGTTGGGGTATTTACGACGGTAAATATATGATTCAGTCGGCCGACCACAATATTTCAAATGGTGGATACAAAGTATCCCTATCATTAAGAAAAGTTTTAGAAGGTTATTAAAGATGAATGACTTACACGAACAAATCAAAATTGGGAAAGTATCAAGCGTGGACGTAAAAAAAAGAACAGCACGCGTTATTTTTGAAGACAAAGAAGATATGGTAAGCGCCGAATTAAAAGTTCTAATAAACCAACCGCTTATAAAGATTAGCAAAAAAGACAATGGCGGAAATTGGGACGGAGTAGGAGCCTACAATTCGGAGCCTAGAAATTTAGGCGGCGACAGCTACAAAAAAGAATTGCCGGATACAGTCAAGCTAAAAAAGGTTATTACCTACCAGGGCGAACCACACACGCACGAATTGAACGTGGAAATCCACCCGTGGTTACCTTATGTAGGTCAATTCGTTTTATGCGCTTTTCCGTCAATAGGTGCTGGCGACGGCTTTATTTTAGGCGGATTTTAGAAAGGGGGCTAAAGTGTGGCACTAATTGGAGCGTTAGGAGATATAACTTTTCATGTATCAAGAAATGCCATAAAAACCTTTGATAACATGAAGTGGGAATCCGGGGCGAAATATGCGTCGCATGACGTACACTTACAAGCCCCAAAACTAGAATATACAGGAATTGAAAGTGATAATATTAGCTTCGATATGTCTTTTTCCGTATTTTATGGAATAGATCCTGTAAGAGAAATAAACAATATAGCAAGGGCAAGGATAACAGGCGAAGTAATGCGCTTAGTAATTGGCAATAAAATTTATGGTAGAAGGTGGGTAATTACTAAAACTTCTAAAGACCTAGAAAAATTTGACAATCGCGGCAATTTACTTTCAGCAAAGATAAATATTTCCTTGCAGGCCTACAATTAAGGGGTGCAAAATGGAAATTACAATAGAAAAGCAAGATTCACAAATTAATTTATTTCCAAAAAACCTTATAGAAGAAGTAACACAAAACGTACAGATGATTTTGATAAGCCCAAAATATAGCGTGCCGCTAGATAGAGATTTCGGAACGAGCCACAAACAGCTAGACACACCAGTAAACGTGGCACAGCCTAAACTTATCATGGAGATAGTAGACGCTATAGAAAAGTACGAACCAAGGGCGGAAATAACGAAGATTAATTTCAAAGTAGACGAAGCAAAAGCAGGAAAGCTTATACCTGTAGTGGGGGTGAAGATAAAAGATGAGTAGCGAAAGAAAAAAGCCGGATATTCAGTATGTAAACACGGATACAAAAGAGCTTGTAAACCTACTGATACAAGGCTACGAAAGTATAGCAAATAAGAGATTATACCCCGCCGACCCTTTAAGGCTTTTCATTTTATGGGTAGCAGATATTATGGTGCAGCAGCGCGTGCTTATAGACTATTCGGCCAAGCAAAATATACCGAGATTTGCCGAAGGTAAATACTTAGATAACCTAGTCGAATTTTTAAATAACACAATTAAGAGATTGCCACCACAGGCGGCTACAACTAGAATTAGGTACACGCTTTCTACAAAGAGAGAAACAGCGACAGTAATTCCAAAAGGCAGCAGGTCAACAGTAGATGGCAAAATATTTTTTGAAACCACAAAAGACCTTGTAATCCCTATTGGAGAAACCGCAGGAGATATAGAAGCGGTATGTACGGTTGTAGGAGAGATTGGAAACGGATTTTTGCCAGGACAAATTTCAAAGATAGTAGATTTTGTACCTTATCTTGAAAAAATAGAAAACCTTACAGCGACAGCGGGCGGAGCAGATACAGAAAGCGACGACAGCTTATACAGTAGGTACAGGGAAGCCCTATCGACTTATAGTACAGCAGGGCCGGAAGGTGCGTATAGATTCTATGCAAAAACCGCAAACGCCAGTATAGCGGACGTGAAGACGGTATCGCCTACACCAGGAGTGGCCGAAATTAGGGTGCTTATGAAGGACGGAAGATTGCCGGAAGAAGAAACTATAAAAGCTATAGAAAAGCTTTTATCCGCAGAAGATATAAGACCGCTAACAGATAAGGTAGTAGTCAAGGCAGCGGATAAAGTAGGCTACAAGATAGATATAAGCTATTACGGATTTAAACACGGACAATTAAGCGCCGAAGGTATAGAAAAGGCTGCGAAATTTGCGGTAGAAAAGTACAAGGCTTGGCAAAGCGAAAAGATGGGAAGAGATATAAACCCGTCAAAGCTTAACCAAATGCTTATGGAAGAAGGTATCAAGCGTGTAGAGATAAGGCAGCCACAATTCAAAGAGGTAAGCGACACAGCAGTAGCGATAGCAGAAAGCGCAAACCTTATAAATGGGGGCGTAGAAGATGAATAGGATAGATAATTTCGACCTTACGAAGACTATTCCGCCAGCTATAGCAGAAAATGAGGATATAAAAGCGCTTGGAAAGCTAATATCGCTTGAATTGCAAAAAATTAATACAGAGATCCCGAAAAATATTATTTTTTCGAGAATCGACGAACTAGACGAAGAAACCTTGGATATACTAGCTTACGACCTTAACGTCTTATGGTATGACTACGACTATAAGCTAGAGATAAAAAGGGAAATCATAAAAGACTGTATAAAGATATACAGAAAACTTGGCACACCTTACGCGGTAAAAAGGGCGCTTGGAAATATTTTTCCAAAAACTACTATAAAAGAGTGGTTCGAAACAGGCGATAAGCCTTACACCTTTTCTATAGAGATTAATGCGTCGGAAAATGGGGCGCCAGCAAACTTGCAGGCAATGGCCCTTGATAGAATTAGGTACTACAAAAATTTAAGATCACACTTAAATAAAATTACCTATATCATGGAAAGCAAAGCCAACCTATACGCAGGCAGCGCAGCCCTTATCGGTAATACTTTAGGCATATATCCTTTTACGCCAGAAGATATTATCCAATCCGGAAGGCTATATATAGGAGCGAGTGAAGGAATAGGTCAAGAAGTGAAGGTTTATCCTTATGTAAAAAGAGAGATTCCAAATACCAGGTTTATTGGCTTTGCAAATTGCTTGATTTACAGAATCGAAGTAAGCGTGAAACCAAAATAAGAAAGGAGTAAAAACAATGGCAAAATATGGTTCTATAGTAACCACAAAAGGAAAAGAAAAAATAACAAAAGCAATCCTTGAAGGCAAAAAGGTAAATATTACCGAGTTTGCAGCAGGCGACGGGGGCGGAGAATACTACCAACCTACAGAAATTCAAACAGCACTTAACGGCGAAAAATGGCGCGGAGCGGTGCAAGAATGTAAGGTAAACACCGACAGCCCAAACTTAATAGAGATTATAGCGGTAATTCCACCAGATGAAGGCGGCTTCACAATAAGGGAAATTGGAGCCTTTGACGACGACGGAAATTTGATTGTTATTGCGAATTGTCCGGATACCGAAAAAGTAGTCATCACTACAGGCGCAGCAGGCGAAGTCAAGCTAGTAATTTACATGGAGATAGCAAATGCGGAAGTAATCGAACTAAAAGTCGACCCTTTCACGGTATCAGCTACAAAAGCCGACCTTGAAAATCACGACAGGGACCCAGGCGCACACATAGGGCAATTTGCAGATAACGGCCAATTTATTTCGCACGTCGGAAACCAAGATATACACGTTACACCAGGAATGGTGGCCAACTATGACAAGGCCTTGATAGGGCTAACCGAACATATAGAAAACTTAGATATACACGTTACAAAAGACCAAAAAGACGGTTGGGAAAACGCCAAAAACAAAGCGGAAAAGAACGAACAAGGCCTATTATCACTTGGTATAGACCTATCAGATATACAAGGAAAATTAAAAAGGCTAGAAGACGGAGTCTTCAACGATATTACTGGTAATCCTTTTACGGTAAATTTCAAAGACCTAGAGGGAATAAAACTAATTAAAGGTAATTACAATAAGAGTAAAAACCGTATAGAGTGCTAAAGATGGAAAAACACGCAGCAACAAAGAAAGAAATTTCTTGCATAGTTGCACACCTTTTCCAAAGCCTAGAATTGCCGTGTAAAGAGTGTAGCGAGGATACAGAAGCAATTGTCATAAAAGGCGAAACTTACAACGGTAAAAAAGCGACAATGTATATCAAAGAAGAAGGCGTGTTTTATCTTGAAGGAGATAAAGAGATCGAGGAAGAACTACAAGCTATAAGGGGCGGCAGGTGCATATATGATAGAAATAGATAAAGACTTTCAGCTACTTACAAAGGCGAAAGACCTTGCAAATCATACTATAAAAATTACGGACAATCCAAGGAGATTTCCGAAGAAATACCGCTTTACCTTTGTAAACCGTATGCAAAATATAAGCTTGGATATATACGAACTTATAAATACGGCAAATGAGCTTAACACAAACGACGAAGAAGCACTAAAAGAAAGATTGAAATTACAAAACCTAGCGATAACAAAGTGTAAAACTTTGTTATTTTTAATTACTTTATGCTTGGAAAATGAAAACATAGGTATTGACGACCGCCAAGCCGAGTATTGGGCTAGGTATATATTAAATGTCAAAAATATGGCCGTTAGCTGGCACATGAAGGATAAACAAAGAAAATAAATAAATTTGGGGAATGGCTTGTAACGTCCAATTCGTACAACGTCCGCTATGTCAACAGCGATGGTTCCTTGAACTGGAACAACGCGCGCAATGGCAACAACGGCGTTCGCCCGCTTAGATAGTAAGTTAGACCGAGTAAGCGAAAGCAGAAAGCAATACCCTATCAATCAAAGGAAGCCATTTCCCACCGTAAAGGTAAACACAGGATAATTGATACCCAAGCACCGCACAAAAAAGGTAAGACGGGCAAGGAGTTATACACAATTAGAGATAAAAAATGAAATATTATAGAGATCTAACAGAATTCGAGAGCCTACGCAAAGCCTTTAATAAGGCAAAACTTGGTAACAGGGAAAAAGAAAGCGTAGCCAGATTCGAAAATAACCAGATAGAAGCTATTTTATACTTACAATATCTTTTAAGGACGGGCAAGTACAAAACTTCGGAATACTACGAATTTTACGTCTACGAACCCAAGAAAAGGCTTGTAAAAACAAATAGTTTTAAAGATAAGGTAGCACAGCAAGCGCTATGCGAAGAAGTAGTAAGACCTATCCTAAAAAATGTATTAATCAAAGATAATTACGCTTCGCAGCCGAAGAAAGGAACGCACTTTGGACTAGAGAGATTACAAGGCTTTTTAAGAAATTACTATTTTTCGAGAAAAGCAAAAATGGAAAAAGAGCGAAGAAGCGAAGGGAAAAGGCCAAGCGAAGAGGATATAAAAAGCTATTCGACAGGCTATGTTTTAAAATGCGATATAAAAAAGTATTTTTACAACATACAGCATAAAGAATTAAAAAGAATGGTAAGAAGGTATTTTCACGAGCAAAACGTCAGATGGTTAATAAACCATATTATAGATTCAGACGTGGACCCGGGAATTCCTATAGGAAATCAGCTTTCACAATGGCTAGCCCTATTATTTTTGAACGATATGGACCATCTTATAAAAGAACGCTTAGGAATAAAATATTATGGCAGATATATGGACGACTTCTACTTGATCCATGAAGACAAAGACTACTTAAAGTATTGCTTAGGAGAAATAGAAGAGTATCTAAAAGGAATTGGACTAGAACTTAATCAAAAGACACAAATTTTCCCGCTTCGTCACGGTATAGATTTTCTAGGATTTCACACCTACTTAACAGAAAGCGGCAAAGTAGTTCGAAAGTTAAGGCGTGGTAGCAAAAATCGAATGAAAAAGAAAATCCGTAAGTATGCAAGTATGCTTGAAAAAGGAGAAATTACACCAGATGAAGTGGAAAAGTCTTACAAATCATGGAAGGCGCACGCTTCGCACGGCGACTGTTACTACCTAATAAAGAAAATGGACCAATACTACAATCAAAAAATCGTAAAGGAGAAATTAAATGGCGCAAAAATTAAGTAATTTGCCGGTGGGAGCAAAGGTCAAAGATAATCTTTCCAAATACAATGGAAAGCCTATAATTTGGAAGATTGCAGACAAAAATCACAGCGGCTACCCTTCAAATTCGGTAACTTTAATTACTGATAGAATAATTTCTTTTAAAGCCTTTGACGCCCAAGAGTCAAAGAATAGTAATAGCGATAGAAGAGATTACGGAAATAACTATTATAAATATTCAAACTTGCTTCAATGGCTAAATAGTGATAAAAACTCTTGGTACACAGCCCAACACGGAGCCGACGCTCCGCCATCAAGCGGTAATGTTTGGGACAGACAAAATCCATACGATACTGAGCCAGGATTTTTATATAACTTTTCAGCAAATTTCAAAGAAGCTATGCTGGAAACTAGCCTAAAAACCGTTAGGCACAGCCTAGATGGCGGAGGAAGCGAAAGCGTAGTTAGCAAAATGTTTTTGGCTTCAAGCACAGAAGTTGGCCTAGCTAACGAAGGCGGAACAGCAGAAGGCAGCAAATTTCCGATATTTGATAGCGACGCAAGCAGAAAAGCATACCCAACCCAAGAAGCAGTAAGCAAAAGCACCTATAAAACTAGCGGGTTAAATTCTTCTAGTTCTTGGTATTGGTGGCTTAGAACCCCTTATATGTCCCATTCGTACAGCGTCCGCTATGTCAGCAGCGATGGTTCCTTGAACTGGAGCCGCGCGCGCGATGGCAACGGCGGCGTTCGCCCGCTTTGCAATCTACAATCCGGAATCTTGGTATCTAACAATACAGATTCGGACGGAGCATACACCATAGAGTGGAATCAACCCCCTACAACACCAACAGGAATTACAGTACCAACAAAGGTGCAAGCAGGAAAAACAGTAGAAATTACTTGGGGCAGTTCGACCGACCCAGAAGGTAATTCGGTAGGATATACACTTGAAAGAAAAGTAGACGAAAGAAGCTACGACAGGATATACAAAGGAATCAACAGAAGCTACCAAGATACAATCACTAAAGGGTGGCAAAAAGTAAGCTATAGGGTCAAAGCCTACGACAATTACGGCTTGGAATCCGGATACGCTACTTCCAACGAAAGAATGGTAAACAATAACGAAGACCCGGTTATAAATTCAAATTCAAGCAGCAGCCTTGGAACAAAAGCCGGAGCCTTTAGCCTTGCTTATAGTGTTACCGACCCGGACGCAGGGCAAAGCCTAAACGTCAAAGAATATCTTAACGGGGTAGAAAAAAGAAGCTTTACCGCAACTTCCGGAACTAACTATAATTTTAATATTTCAAGTGCAGAATGGCTAGAAATACTAAACGGAGAACAAACTATAAAAATTATAGCTACTGATAGTGAAGGCGGACAAAGTGAAAAAGAATTCAAATTCTCAAAGAATGAAACCGAAATTCTTTTCGAGTTAAAAAACCCGCTAGATTCCGACGCAATGGTAACAAAAGCTTTGCTAACACTTATAGGAAAACTTCCAAGTGGAGCAGTAAGCAAAATTGAAATTTGCAACAATGGATACGACAAAAACCCTACTTGGGAAGATGTAACCTTGAAAGTAGAAAAAGGTTCTAAAATCTTTTTATCAAATAAAACAAAAACAGCTAGCAAGTGGGGCGTAAATATCCGCGTATCAGTCAAAAGAAACGGAGCCGAAGGCGAGTGCTACATTTCTTCTACTGGCGGTAACTTTGAGTAGAAAGGGGGCCTAGCATGGCAGTAACACACAGGAAAGATTCGATAATCGAAATCAAGAAAGAAAAGGCCGAAAAACAGAAAGGCTTTATGGCAGTTGGAAAACAAATTGCCAAGATTACCGTAGACGCGAACGAAAAAGAAAAAATCATAGAAACTTTAGGCAAGCAATTTGCAATGCAAATGCTAGAAATTAGTAGACTAAAAAAAGAAATTGCAGAATTAAAAGGGGGTAAATAATGGACTTTTTAAAATTGGCTTGGGAATATCAATGGATCACACTAGAAGAATTAAAAACTCTAGTAATAACAAAGGCTACACCTTGGGGAGATATTACCCCGGAAGAATTCAAAATAATTACTGGCAAAGAATTCGAACAGTAAGGCGGCCGCTATGAACGAAGCGAACTTAATAATTGGCTTGGTTGCTACCGTGATAGGTATAATTTCAACGGTAATTGCATACCAAAAAGGACTAAAAACGGAGTCAAAAAAAGATGGCGAAGAGTCGGCAACAATTAGTCAGCAAATATCACATTTAAGCGAAGCGATAAACGAGATCAAGTCGACTACAAAGGAAACTAATCAGTCTATTAGCAAGTATGCCGAAAGAATTATAAAACTTGAAGCGCAACAATTAAGCACAGAAAAAAGGATAGACAGCATAATGAATTTAATTAATGAAAGGGGCAATCAAGTTGTATAAATTAGCAATTACATTTTTGCTAGGTGCAGCAAGCTTCTTTTTAGTAACTTTTTGTCTTAAAAAAATCTTAGAAAGCAAAAAGAAAAAGGGAAATAAAGGCGGAAGAAAGCCAGAATTTAAAAAGATAGTGGTTGCTTCCGTCTTAACCACCTATTTTTTAGGGGTAGGATTTGGGGCCTATATAGTTTTTAAGTACGACTATAGCCAGTTGGCCCCTTGGCTTACCTTTATAGGCGCACCAACTACGGGCGCTATACTTTCTTATTGCTATGTAATTAGGACAGAAAATGCTATAAAATTGAAGCAGCTTTACCCAGAAGAAACAGAAGGTTATACAGTAGACGTAAACAATACTAGCGTATAGGGGGCAAGATGAATAATAAAGAATTCATAGCTAAAATAGGGCCACTAGCAAAGGTGGAAGAAGAAAGAAGCGGAGTATTAGCAAGCCTAACTATAGCCCAGGCTATACTAGAAAGCGGTTGGGGCAAATCCGGACTAACCGTAAAAGGCAACGCACTTTTTGGAATTAAGGCCGGCAGCAACTGGCACGGAAAAGTTTATAACACTAAAACCCAGGAGTGCTTCGACGGAAGGAATTTCGAAACCATAACCGCAGGATTTAGGGCCTATAATTCTTGGGCAGAATCAATCAAAGATCATAGCGAACTACTAACCGGACTTAGCAGGTATAAAAAAGTAGTGGGCGAAAAAGACTACAAAAAAGCTTGTAGAGAAATTCAAGCCGCAGGATACGCGACCGACCCTAACTATGCAAATAAGCTAATACAAATTATAGAAGAAAACAATCTTAACCAATGGAACGCGGCTACAAGTGCTGCGGGAATAGGAGTAAGCGGGAAAATGAATGTAAATGATTTTATAAAAAAGCTATATAATGTAAAAAATAACTATAGGACAATTTACGCTTGGGGTTGCTTCGGCGGAATAATGACAAATTCTATGGTAGAAAATAAAGCCAAGCAATACCCATATATGTATGACGCAGCCACAAAAGCAGCAATGAAGAGAGCAGGCAACCAAGGAGCCTTCGGCTTTGATTGCGTCAACCTAATCAAAGGTATTCTTTGGGGTTGGAATGGCAACAGAAATGCCACTTGGGGCGGTGCAATCTACGCAAGCAATGGCGTTCCGGATATTTCAGCGGACGGAATGATAAATAAGTGTATAGGAGTATCCTCAAACTTTAATAACATACAGCCAGGCGAAGCGGTATGGCTTCCGGGCCATATAGGCGTATATGTAGGAAATGGAAGGGTTATAGAGTGTACCCCAAAATGGACTAACGGAGTGCAAGAAACCGCGCTTTTAAACCACGGACCTATAGCAGGCCTTAACGGCAGGCGTTGGAGTAGACACGGAAAAATTCCTTACATCAACTACAATGTAGGATACCAACCACAAAGACCAAGCCAAGGCAGCAAGAAAACTAACACAGAAGTAGCAAAAGAGGTGCTAGCCGGAGCTTGGGGCAACGGCAACGAAAGAAAATCTAACCTAGAAGCGGCAGGCTATAACTACCAGCAAGTACAAACCGAGGTAAACAGGCTTTTAAGCGGAGCAAAACAGCCCGAACCTAGAAAACCAGTATCAGAAATAGCAAAAGAAGTGTTAGAAGGCAAGTGGGGAAATGGATCCACACGAAAAAGCAAACTTGAAGCCGCAGGATACAATTATAACCAGGTGCAAGCCGAAGTAAACAGGCAATTAAGAAAGCCTATAAAGTCAGTAACCGAGGTAGCAAAAGAGGTTATAGCCGGAAAATGGGGTAATGGCAGCGAAAGAAAAAGAAAACTTCAAGCAGCCGGATACAACTATAACCAGGTACAAGCCGAAGTAAACAAATTAGTATAAGGAGAAATAAGAATGGAAAATACATTAAATACAGCACTTACAGCCTTAATAATAGCAGTAGTACCAATACTAGCTACTTTTTTAGCTAATGTTTTAAATTATCAAGCCCAGAAGCTAAAAGAAGAAAACAAAGGGACAAAGCAAGAGCAGCTAAATAAATATATAGATCTTGCTACAAAAACAATAATTGACGTAGTAAAAGCCGGAGCGCAAAAAACAGTAGACGCACTTAAAAAGAATGGTGAATTTACAAAAGAAAGGCAAGAAGAAGTTTTCAACGAAGCCAAAAAAGAAATAATAAAAATACTTTCAGAAGATACGAAAAAAGCGCTTGAAGAAGCTTACGGCGACGTGAACGCATGGCTAGAAAATACAATCGAAGCCGAAGTAAAAAATTTAAAATTATCCAAATAGATATACTCACTTTACACTAAAAAGGGGCTTAGCGGCTAAACGCTAGGCCTTTTTTTAGTGCTTAAAAAATTTTAAAAAGTTTTTCAAAAAAAGCTTGACAAAATTATACGCTTAGCGTATAATTTAAGTAGAAAGTAAGAAATACTTTAAAAAATAATTACAAGGAGAATTTAAAAATGTTACAAGTAAAAGATTTAATTAACGACATCACATACGCACAAGGCGAGAATGAAGAGGAAATAGTTAAAAGTTGGAATGAAAACTTAAAAGAAAAATTTGATTGGATAGAAGATGAAGAGCTTTTAGAGGAAATCGCCGAAGAAATCCATGATTTAGAAGGTATTAAAGATATGCTTAACACAATTAACGAAGCGTTTGATAGCCAGTTTATAGACGCCATAGATAATAATAAAGCGCTTAAATGGTCACACATGACTAATACTTTAGTTGATAAAAAATATTATCAATAAAAGTCGATAGGAATATAAGAAAAGTTGGGGAAATACTTTTAAAAAATAATTACAAGGAGAATTTAAAATGACAAACGAACTAAAAGCTTATGAAGACAGATACGACTACACAGTAAGAGGACAAGAATTCCAAAAAGGATTCGAGGATCTAATTATCGAATTATCACTAACCGCAGAAACAAGCTACACAATTTACGTCGACACAGAAAATAATGATATTGACGCAATGCCATCTTGCGATTACGGAAGCGTTAGCGACACTTACTACGGTATAAACAAAGCTATACTTGATTGGGAAATAGAAAGCGGACACTCAAGAATAAGCGACGCTTTCGAATCTAGCGAACTAGAGGATTTTGCAACAGAAGATGAAGTAAAAGAATTAAGAAGAAAATTCGAAGAAGAAAAAGACTACAGCGAAGATTGGTACGAAGATAAAAGAGATTTCTACAGAGATTATGCTACTGATTATGTAGAATTCCTACTAAATGCCGAAAACGAAAACATAGACAAAGGCGTAGAAGCTTACGCTAGAGATACAGTTGATTTCTACAAAGAACAATTTGACGAAAAATACTACGAACTACTAGAAGATTAATAAAAAATAAGCCGGGCTAATAAATAGCCTGGCTTTTATAAAAAAGAAAGCACAGGAGAATTGCTGCGCTTTCTAGGGAAATACTTCCGACTAGCGGAAATAATTACTTATACATGATACACTAAATTAAGATAAAATCAATCCATAGAAAGGCGGCCTAGATGGAAAAGCAATTAAAGACAAGCGAAGCCCAGGCGAGGGCGCGCGACAAGTGGGACAGCAAAAATAAACACAATAAGACAAAAAGAAGCTACAGAAGCGGCTGCAAAAACTATATACTAAAATACGCCGATATAGAAGAGCTAGAAGAGGTTAAAAGTTGGATAGAAAAAGCCGAAGAAAACATGGAAAATAGCGAGGGTTAA